TTGTATTCGCAGATAAAGCATAACCGCCTACAGATATATTCTCACTGCCTGTAGTAGTTGCGTCACCTGCGGCAAAACCAACTGCAACATTATAATCACCTGTAGTAATGTCAGTACCAGCTTCATCACCCACGACAACATTATAATTACCACCGCTTTCAATGCTGTTACCTGCGTTGACACCTAAGCGTAAGTTGCTTGTTCCTGCTGAAGCGGTAATTAAGTCTGCTCCAGTTGCAAGCGTTACGTCTGCCGCAAAGTTTGCTGCGCCATCTACGTCTAGTATGTCTAGGTTTGAGGTGCCGTCTACGTCTATATCGCCTGAGATGTCTAGGCTTGGAGCAGTTATTACACCCGCTGTAGTTAATTTGCCAGCAAAAGATGCCAGTGAGTTAGCTACTGTTGCGTTAGGCGTAATCGTAATGTGCTCTACAACAGAACCTGATATTTGATTACCAATAGTAAGCGTGTTGTCCGTGTTGCTTCTTACACGCCAAATGTCTGGATTGTCATCAGACTCATCAGCCGACAAAATTAAACTGGCTGATTCACCTTCAGCCGCTGTTATAGCTACAGTGTCTGTAAGTATGTTTACATTACCGGTGCCGCCCGGTTCTATAACAAGATTGTCGTTAGATGCAGTTACTATCTTGTCTCCGCTTGTAACAGAAATGTCTGTGCCGCCAGTGGTATTACCCGCAACAAGCACTTCTGTAAGCGTATCGGTCACACCGGGATCAACACCCGCCATCGCATCAACAACTGCGGCACCAGAGCCTGCGCCATCCAAATAAACGACTGCTGTCTTGCCGGTGGCAATCGTGACGTTCGCGCCTGAGCCTTGAGAGATAGCAATTGACTGCGAACCAGTGGTTGCGTTCTCGATAAACATGACCCGAGATACCGTATTAGGCGCGATCGTACAGGTTCTCGTCGCAGTCAAACTTCCTGCTGACGTGATCTTAAAGTACATAGCCCGAGCAGGATCAGATGCACCATCTGCAACGGTAGTTGTTGCGTCTGCGTCAGAACCGAATACCTGCTGAGTCGCGTAGCCTAAAGCCTCTCCGATTAACTCAAGGTTAGTATTGGTGGAAGTTCCCCAAGTTCCCGATTCGTCCCCTGTGGAAATTTCTTTTAATCGAAGGTCATTTATGTAAGTTGCCATTTAAGCTACCTCTTGCCAATTTGGTGTTTGACTGTCATCAATACTTGACCAGCCAGGTGTTTGAGATTCATCAACGTTCTGCCAATTTGCATCTTGTCCAGGAATGATGTTGCCCCAGACCAAGGCTTGGCCAACTTGACCTTGAGCACTAAGTCCAAAAGGTTCAATAACGACATTACCAACAAAGCTAATATCCCCGACTGCACCCGTTGCAGAAACACCCGTGACAGGGAAGACGTTGCTTGTTCGAGTTGTAACAGTTCCGACCGATCCAGTTGCCGATAATCCTGTCGGAATTGTAACCGCTGAAGCTGTAACCGTAACCGAACCAACTGCGCTTGTAGCGGAGACTCCGTCAACTGAAACAATAGCGTCAGCCGTAACCGTAACGGATCCAACAGCTCCTGTCCCGGAAACGCCTGTGACCGAGATATTCGCATCAGCCGTAACCGTAACGGATCCAACAGATCCCGTAGCCGAAAGCCCAGTAACCGATACGTTTGCATCAGCGGTAACTGATACGTCATTAGTCGAGGAAGTTGCTGAAAGTCCAGTAACCGATACGTTTGCATCGGCTGTAACCGTAACCGAGCCAACTGCTGTAACGGCTCCTGGAACTGCAATATTTTCGCCCCAAGCGCCTTCGCCCCAACCCTGTGTTGAGCTATTCCAGCCTTGAAACGCAACAATGACATCTGCCACATGTTAGTCCTATGCAATCCTAATTATTGCAGTACTTGCTCCAGCCGCAGGAAATTGAATTGTAAAATCTCCTGACGTTGATGTCTTGTCTGCACCAAAATCAAGAACAACTATAGCTCTATCTGCCGTGCCTGCGGTTGTAGAGGAGTTATAAATTAGTGCGCCCCTCGCTGTAATGGTGCTACTTGACCACGTTGTATCTGCAAAGTCTGTAAGCGCCGTAGTCGAAGATGTAGTAGGGGTAACATTAGTCAAGGTGTTTCCACCTGCGGTGTAATTAGTCCCTGATACTTCATTACTCGTAGAGTACGCTGTAGTTGTTGCGCTTAAACTTGCACTAGATGTATACAAAGCAATCTTGAAAACGTTTCCGCTGCCAGTTGTGGTTGTTGTTCCGCCGCCAGATCCGCTTGTAAAATTATGAATTCCCTGAAGAATCTCTTGCTTAAACGAAGTGGTCATTGCTTGAGTAATTGCCATTATAAAGTCCTCAAAATTTCAGCCACATTATCATGGCCGTTTGATTTAAAAATATTATACAAAGTTGTTCTGTCGCTCTTTATTGATTGATCGCAAGCGGCGACAATAACCCAGTACATACGCTCTTTAAACGCTTCAGCCTGAGCTTTAATCACAGGGTCTGCTGTATCGCTAATGCTAATTATCTTCTCTACAGCGTTTAAAGCAATCTCTTCTGAATTCATGCCACGATTACTTGTGGTTTGAACGTTTACCGAACCTGGTGTTGCTGAGACTTCTACACTAAACAAGATTAACCCCTCGAAATATCATACCTATATTCATCCCTTGAACCATATCCAGCACCAAGCCTTCTTAGTCCGTCAAGACCCATTTGGAATCTCTGCTCATAGCCACCAACTTCTTCCGGAACTTTTAAGAAAGTTGCAGCTTCAACAAGCGTTCCATAAAAAAGAGCGTCTGGAGCGTTTGTGGAAAGCCATGTTGTTCCAGAATCTGCACCAGCCGTTAATGAAACAGGCCGATACTTGTAATGCAATTCAAACTCATAATTTGCATCTGGCGTAGGTGCCAAGATAAAGCTTGTGTCATCAAACAATGCGTAATATTTAGGGAGCCCAGTCGTCGTTGGATTGGGCGTATAGTCTCTTATAAATGATACATGCTTAAAGAGAAGGTATGTGTAAACGTTACCTGAAACAACTGCAAGGCTGTACGGCGCTAAAAAGTCTGTTGGCGCTGAAAGATAAGTGTTGTTAGCAGAAGATGTTCCGTCAACGTTTTTTCTAAAAACAGGAAGCTCTACGTTCTTTAATATTCTTTCTTCAGCTTCTTGAATGAAGACAGGAAGATTATCAATAAACGTAGTTTCTGCCGTTTCGCAATAGTTTTCTACTGCTGTTTTTAAACTTGCGTATGTAAAGCTCATCCTGTCACCACTGTTACAGTGCCTACTTCCCCAGTTCCTGCCAAGCCATCAAACTCTGACCCGATAGAATCTCCTGTCGTTGTAATCATCTGATTAGGATCTATAGTCCTAACCACCCCAGATCCTGACGTAAAGTCAGACTGAGGTCTTGGATTTCTTAAGGCTTGAGCATCAGATACATGAGGAAGAGGCTCTAACTGAGGCTCTTTAGGCTCATAGCATTCACTGCAAACCCTAAATCCTGTCCATTCTCTGCGAAGCTGTGTGTTCTTATACCTAAACCCACATCTGTCACATATCGCAATGGCATACTTCCCAGAAGCGTACGCCATTACGCTCTCCTATAACTTCTTAAACTTGGCGCAACAAATAAGGAAGCTCTACTTTCATCTTGATCAGCAGCTCTTGCGAACTCTTCTTCATAAAAAGCCTTAAGCATTTGTACTCTATCTGGCGCTTTCTTTAAAGCAATATAGTAAGACAATCCAGCAGCCAAGCAAGGATAAAACCTAAACGGCATTTGCATTGTGTTGGCGCTTGCATCTGCATCTTCAATTCGAACTAATCGATTAATGATCAATTGATCCGTGTTGTTTTCAGAAGCAGGCCAAATGTAAAGCTTTGGCGTTATGAGCTTGTCCAGGAACCATTGGCTTGGTCTTGACTGAGTATTCTTGTTAGGAATATTCCAATAGGCAGATCGACTAACTTGAGCCATCTGTATATCGGTTGTTTCCCCACCTTCGGTTCTTCTAATAACAACATCTAAAACGTCTATTGTAGAGCCTGTAAGCTCAATAAACTCTGCGCCTTGAGTTAACGTTGTAGACGTATTCTGTATCGTCCACTGATTTAACCCACGGTTGGCCCAGTCAGCCAGCAAGAGATTCAGGGATCGCCTTGCGGTAATCCCGTCATAACCCGTGCGAAACTCTAGACCGCAGCGCTCAAACGCTTCTTCTATGTATTCCGCGACATCTGGCTCAAAATCTCTGGTCCCAGAAGTTGTCATTAATATTCCTTTATCAGATCAAGAATGACAGTGTATGTATCACCGGCACTTGCGCCTATTGTTGTAAACAAAATGTCACCTGTCACACCGCTGCCAGCATTGTTTGGTATGCCAGTAAACGGCGTGTAATCGTGGTAACCATTGCTGTCAGGAGATAGCCCGATGATTAGAGTATTTGCCGTTGCATCGCATAACAACTCTACTCCCATCCCAACACACTGCCACCAAATTTGCGTAACAGTTACTTTAGTACAGGCTTTTCCAGATGAGTTTGTACCCAAAGCAGAAACATCAACCTTGACTACGTTTGACTCACCAGTTCCATCACTGACATTGGTAAACTTTAGGACGGCTTTGCGGTCACCGTCCTGAATGGTTTGCGAAGTTACTGCATCAGCCATTGTTATTCTCCTAAATTAATTGATTAAGCATCAGCAAAAGGAGTAACAATCGTTCCTGAACCTAGCAATAAAGAGTCATGAACTAAGTACGTTGCAGCGTCAATAGCAGTAATTTTAACAACACTGCCGACAAGTCCGCCCTTAGTTGAGCCATTCAAGGTGATGACATCGTTAGAGGCTGCTGGAATAAACGCTTTTTTAGCGCCATCATCTACGGCAACCATTGCCGCGCCAACAAACTTGTCAGTGCCGTCAGTCAAGATATCAAGGTCGGTTGCTGCGGTTTCTACATAAAAGAAAAACGAAGCGCCGATGTTGTTTGCTTGATCGGGAGAAGTAGGATCATTAGGAGTGGCTGAAGAAATAGAGGGCAAAGTAAACTTGCCATCAGCATCGTTCAGCATAATAATTTTACCGGCATGAGTCGCAACCGTTAGGGTTGTGTCCGCAGATAAGCTAACACTGCTGTTTACACCGGCAGTGATAAAGCCAGCTAAAGACTTGACGGGACCAGAAAAAGTAGTTTGTGCCATGGTATTCACCTCTTACGAAAGGATTCGTTTTAGCGTCTTCGTAACGTCCGCTGAGTCGGTCGCTAAAACTAATTTGTCTCAGTTCATACAGTCTAGATCAAATTTAAGATAAAAAAAAGGTGGTCAAACGACCACCTTTCCCTTTGTTTCACATGAAACATTAAGCGCCTTGTGAACCAAATACACAGCGAGGGTTGCTGTAGCCAAAGCTGTAACGAGCTCGAGCCTTATAGCGAACATTGCCGGTATCGAAATCGCCTTCCATAGAAGTAGAAATCGGGCTTCTTTCAAAGTGCTTAAACCCATCTGGGCAGTCACTCAGCAAGAACCATGCATCAGTGTCTGACAAGAAATGGTTGATTGCATAACCTTGCGGAAGCATACCCATATTCTTGACGGCGTTGATGTCATTGTCTGCTGTGCCTACTCGTCCAGGAGTCTCGAGCAAACGATCAACTACGAACTGAAGCTGAGGCGGAACAATCAGCTTGGTTCCCTGAAGAGCCAAGATCATGTTTCGATCATCAACAAAAGTTGACATAGTGATCAGTGCGTTTTCAAGCGAAGTCTCGTTCAAGTCGGACATAGTAGTTGCCCGATTCGCAAGAGTACCGCCATAAGCAAGCGGGTGTGCTGTGCTGACCAAAGGTTGGCCATCACCACCAGCAAAGTTAGCATTAAACGCATTGTTTAGGACATTAGCAGCTTTAACCTGCTTGGTGTGAGCCATACTACGGGCCAAAGCCTTCGTATAACGTGCGCCGAGTCGGTCATAGAGATTGTCTTCGACAGCTTCTTCTGTCAAAGCAAATGCCAATGCCACGGTTTCGTGGGTGTAACGAGCAGTAAAGCCTTCAGAAGCGTTATCAAAAGATACGCCTTGACCTTCAGTCTTAACTTTTGCGTCACCAAAACCTACGATCAAAACTTCTTCTTCGAATGCACGATCAGAAGATTCTGTTTCATAGATTTCATCATGCTCGTTATCATAACGAGCGTATTCCATACCAAATAAAGCATTGAGGCCAGGCTCTAGCTCTTTGGCTAATTGGGCTCTTGAAATAGCCATATATTAACTCCTTAAGCTAAACCAACTTGCTTTTGGCCAAACAGATGATTCTGAATGGTGACAAGCACGTTAGTATTGGCTGAACCTACATCTGAATTGTCTGGGTCACCAGAAATATCCAGGGCTTTGAACGGTAATGTCGCTGTTGTAGCGCCGGTAGAAACATCAAGCTCTACATAAGAGAGTCCTGAAGCTGTGCTACCAGTACCAGAGTTATCAACAAGGTCGAAATTACCCCACAGATCTGCAATCGGGAATGCTGCGTCTGCTTGAATTTCAAAAACATCCATAGGATGATCGAAAATAAAAGCAATTGCATCAGTCGCTGCATTTCCAGGCCAATAGTTACTCCAAGTAGGAGTGCTGGTCGTAGGATCTGTGTAGAAACAACCGTTAAATACACCGACAATAATGTCGGAAGTTGCTGAACCGCCGTCTGCACGCGCAATTCGAGTAACAATACCAGATGTAGTTTGAGTAACAATGTCACCCGCGTAGATCTTAGTAGTGTTAGTCGCATCAGCAGTCGTTATTCTATAACGAGACTGACCAGAAGAATTGTAATTCCCCTGAATATTACGAACATACCGGAGGCCAAATGGGGCGTCTTTATTCGCCATTTTAGTTCTCCTTAAACACAATCAAAAATGGTTCTATTTCCTAGAACCGCCAAAGGTTACCTTACTCTTCCTTTCATTAGAAAAAGGCATTGAGGGATGTTCGTCTTTCATCAAATTATTGTCAACCGCGCTCATTTGGTTTTCAGTTTTATTTTGAAAGTAAGCATTCCGCTCGTTTGCTGTTTCTTCTGGGATTTTTGCAAGCATCAAACCACCAACACCAACACTTCCTGCTTGAGATCCGCTTTCATTCATAGGCAAATCATAGCCTGCAACTTCAGCCGGACTGACTACTTCGTAGCCTTCTCGCAATCGCATGTGAACATTAGTCTTATCATCCTCGCCTCGAATGTGCGTTCTCAGCCATCGATACTTCATCCCTGGAGGAGGTTCGGGTGTTTCTAAGATTTGAGGTGGCGTCCATGGCCTCCGAGCTTGTAAAGCATCCCTAGTATCAGAACTCCGTGGAGTCCTTTTCATTCCAGATCCGCCTTTTTCTTTTATGTCTTCGCTCATGATCTTTCCAACCTCATTTTTTGTTTAGCATATTCTTTGAATGGAACACCTAGTTTTTTGGCAAGCTGTTGCTCGCTAGGTGACAATTCAATCCTACGGTCATTTTGATTGCGTCCACTTCCTTTTATGCGCGTACCGGAAACAACGGTTTGGACGGGTTTATTAGCGTTTCCTGCGGGTCGTTCATTCTGAAACTTGTGAGGTAGTTCCTGTCGAATTCTGCGATTAATTTCAGAATAGTACTCTTGTGACTCCAAGTCAATTCCTGATCGGACAAGCTCATCATGCACAGCAAAGGCTACATTAGTCATAACCCTGTCAGTTCCAAACCACTCATTCTTAGCAGCCCACTCTTGTGCGCTCTCTGAAGGCTCAAGATATTGAGGCTCTTCTTGGACATAGTCATTTGGAATTTGATATTCAAGTTCAGATTCCTGCTGCCTAGAAGCCCACTGCTGATAGTCTTCTTTATACTTTGCAAGCTCGCGCTTGTATTGAGCTAAAGAACTTCTGTCAGCTTCGGTTCTGGCAATAAGCTGTTGAGCTTCTGCCATAGCTTCGGGATCTCCAGATTCGTAAGCTTTCTGAAGGTTTCTTTTAGCAGAATCAGCTTGCGCCTCAATCCTGCCTTGAAACTCTTTAGAATAACTTTCTTGTATCTGTAGATTTTGGGCCGCTGAATTAACGCTGGTTTGTTTATACTTGTTTGAAAGCTCTCTGTTCTGATCTTGCAATTGCTTCGCGTATTGAATCGCTTGCAGTTCTCGACGTTGAAACTCTTTCGCCTGCTTAACAGCCTTGTTAATTCGGTCCTGAGCACTTCTTACCTTTCGGTCAGCTTCAGATTCTGCGCCATCATCTTCCTCATAATCGAAATCTTCTTCTACTACATCTTCTGTAGCAGGAGATATTTCGGCAAGTTCTTCATCAGAAAGCTCTACATAAGTAGATTCTTCTTGAACTTCATCGTTAGATTTTCTTGCATACTCTGGTACTGCTGCGCTTTCTATATCTTTATCGCTAATATTTAAATCAACGTCGATATCAGATAAAGCTTCGCTTAACGTTTGTTCTGACATGTTTCACCTCAAGTTGCGGACTTGATGTCATCGGGATCCATAATGGTCCCAATCACTTCATCATCATTAATAATTCGAACTTCAGAATCATCCTCTAAAGAGAATCTAGCTCCTGAGTATCGACCTATTAACACCCATTGACCTTCCTCACACCAAGGCATGCCATTAAACTTATCAGCATCTTGGTAGGCTAGTGGGCCTACTTTTAAGACATAGGCAACAACAGTCGCCAGACCTTCCTTATCCATGGTTTGTTTGGTTAAAACAATACCACCGTCAGTTACGCCTTTGCCTTTATAAGGTAAAACAAGAAGTCGCCAACCTGTGGGGTTGGGCATTCTTTCCAGTAGTGTTTTATCCAGAAGTTCTGGATTTAGAACACGCTCTTGACTACTCACATATGCGTCAGTTAATGACGATTTAGCGAGAGTATCTGCTGACAGATTACTCATCGAGGTCTCCTTCAAATTGCAACGCTTCTTTTAGTTCAGCGCGAAGGGTGCGAAGCATCGATAATTCACCCATCACGAATTTGTAGTCCTCCATTGTCTTTATGTTGCCACCGGTCAAGAACTGCACATGACCTTCTTCAAGCTTTTGAAGTTTCTTAAATATGTATGATGCTAATGCGACTGCGTCCATTAAGTCACACCGCCCCCATTACTTGGCCCTGATGGACCGCCTGGAAGCGCGTCTTCATCGTATGGCTCATTGTATGGCTCATTGTAGTCAGTCGGTCGAAGCGGTGCGGCGCCAAGTCCTGCATAAGGTGCCAGCGGAGACATCGGCATTGGTTGTCCATACCCGCCAAACTGAGTTTGCGGTATTGGCGATGTCGGCATTTGATAGCTTGGCGTGCTTGTTATGTTTGCGCCAGACTGCATCTTCTTAGCAAAGTCTTCTCGAACCTGCGGATCATAAGATTGGCCAAGAATGTTTCTTGGAACAAACTGATCTCGCATACCCTTAAGCGGATCCATGTCAATAAAGGTAGGAGGCTTAGGAGCCGGTGATTCGGGCAATGGCTCTGGCGCAGGCTGCACTGGCATATCTGGCAGTGTAGGCGCGGGGTCTGCACTTGTTGGCGGTTTCCAATCTGCGGGTTTGCTTCCTTGAACCCAACCCGGTGCAGGACTCCATCCTCCGCTTGACGCCGTCCATTCTTCACCCGTTGTAGGGTTGTAGAAAGAAACCAAAGCCATCGTTGAAGGTCCTCCAGAATGCGTAAAACCTGGAGGTGCAGTTTTAAGATCTTCATATCCTTTTGGATTAGAACCAAGGCCAGAAGTAGTATCAATGCCTCCGCCTGGGATCAGCATGTCTCCAGGCATATCAGGAGGCGTGGGTGCAGGTCCTGGAGATGGAATATTGGAAAACAAATCATCAAGACCTGAAGTTTGATCATCCTTATCGGTATAACGACCTGTCATTGGATCGTATTCACCTCTTGTTGGATCAGGACCTTCTCCCCTAAATCCTCCAAAAGGTAAGTTTGTAAAATACTTGTAAGGCTGTCCGCCAGCAGCAATAATTTGCTGCTCTAAGTCTTTAACTTCTTTAGATTGTTGTGCTGCTTCTTCTTGGGTAAGAGCCCGAATACCAGCGCTCTGTTGTATTGTAGAAGACAAAGAGTTATACAAAGCATTTAGTTTTGGATCAGGATCGTATTCAACCCCAAAGAAGTAACTTGGGAGTTTAGAATCATCATCAGTCGAAGAAACAGGCGTATCAGGAGGTGTGGGCTCTGGGTCTGAATTACCAACAGACCCTACAGGATCTACAACTCTTGTTCGCTCCATAGAGCCTGTAGGCGCTTCTTGTAACTCAGGACCTTCGGTTAAAACTGGAATATTTGGCGCAGTAGGCGCTGGGTCTTGTTGTTGTGGTCGAGAAAAATTAAATTGATTGTAATCATCCCCTTTGTACCCAAGCTTTGCTATAAATTCTTCAGGAGTATAGGTTTTAGTAGCCGCATCTCCTTCAAAACCAAAAGCGCTTACATCTTCAATAAAGGTGTTAGTCTTAGGATCGTAGCTTGAGGTTAGTTTAAAGTCTTGAGCACCTCGAGAATTGTTGTATTTGTCAACCAGTTGATCAGGGGTAAAGTTTACTGTTTTAACTTCAGGCGAATAATCTTGGAATTTACCAACTTCTCCAATTGCACTTAATAAACTTTTACCGTCTTTTCTAGCAAAGGTTTGATTCATAGCGTTAGAATCTAATTCTTCGCCAGTTCCAAATTGATTTCTTGCAACTTGATACATGACATTTAAATCTGTAATACCAAGATTACTCATCAATGCTTTAGTGTAATTAAGTTGTTTAGGCGTTAAGTCATTAAGGCTAAATGGTTTTTCCGCTGCTTTAGCATCAGCCGCTGCTTTAGCATCTGCTATACGTTTATCTTCTGCAGCCTTAGCATCTGCTGCTTTCTTTGCATCGGCTGCTGCTTTAGCATCTGCCGCCGCTTTTGCAGCCGCTGCTTTATCTGCGGCTTCCTTCGCTAATGCTGCTTCTTTAGCAGCTCTAGACCTATTCGCCTCTTTAGCAGCTTTATCCGCTGCTTCTTTAGCAGCTCTAGCATCTGCTCTTTCTTTAGCCGCCTTTGCTTCCGCCGCCGCTTTATCTGCTGCAGCTTTATCTGCGGCCTTCTTGTCTGCAATTGCTTTTGCTGCAGCTCGATCTTTTGCATCTCTTATTGCTTTTGCTTCAGCTTCTTGAACTTTTCTCGTATTAGATTCTCGTTCTTCTCTTGCAAACTCAGCAGCAATCTTATCTGCGGCCTTTTTATCTGCAGCAACTTTCGCAGCTTTCGCATCTGCTGCTGCTTTAGCCGCTTTAGACAGATTAGCCTCTTTAGCAGCTTTATCCGCTGCTTCTTTAGCAGCTCTAGCATCCGCTCTTTCTTTAGCCGCTTTAGCTTCAGCAGCTTTTTTAGCTTCAGCTTCTTTTAAAGCTTCAGCTTCTTTTAAAGCTTTTTCTCGAGCAGCTTTAGCTTCAGCAGCTTTTTCTAAGCGTGCTTTTTTATCGGCAGCAGCTTTAGCTTCAGCAGCTCTCTCAACTTCTAAAGCTTTTGTTCTCGCGGCTTTAATTGCAGCTTCTTCTTCAGCTTTAATTTTTGCTTTTTCAGCAGCATCTTTAGCGGCTGCTGCTTTTAAATCTGCAGCTTCTTTAATCTTTTTTTCTTCTGCAACTCTTTTTGCTTCAGCAATTCTTTTATTCTCAGCTTCTTTAGACGCTCGTCTATCGTTAGCTTCTCTATCTTCCCTTAATCTTTCATTTGCAATCTTTTTATCTGCTGCCGCTTTCGCGGCCTTATCCGCAGCTTTCTTATCCGCAGCTTTCTTATCAGCAGCTTTCTTATCAGCAGCTTTCTTATCCGCAGCAGCCTTATCCGCAGCTTTCTTATCTGCCGCGGCTTTAGCTTCTTTAGCCGCTTTAGCGTCAGCCGCTGCCTTGATCTTTGCAGTATTAGGTCCGCGAGTAACAGCATATCTAGACTTAGGTGCTACAGCGGCCCCTCTTCCTCTTGAGACAGGCTCGACTCTTTCCACTGAAGATGGCTTTCTCCCTACTGTTCTTTTTCTTCTTCCTGCCATCAGTACATCGCCTGCATATTAAATTGTGGCATTCCACCCATCAATGAAGGACCAGATTGATCGGCGGGATGTCGTTGTTGTGGTTGTTGGCCATACATTCCGCCGCTCATTAGAATACGCCTTCGAAGTTCGTACCTCGTTGTGCCGCGCCACCGCCTCGAGACTTACCTTTGCCCATACCAGGCTTAGGCGAGGCAGATGCCTCAACAGATTCAATAGGCGCGTACTTAACGCGGCCTTGATCCTTAACAGTGAATCCGCCTTTGTCTACTTTAGGCTCTTTAAAGCTTGTTGTTCTCTTAATCATGATTAGTTCCCAAATATGTTTTTGGTCATTTTCTCAGCTACGTTAGCCATTTGTATAGACTCTTGAAGCTTTAGTCTATCTTGAGCAGTCTTATTCTTCATGTCAGCAATATCAGCCTGTAGATCCATACGCTCTTGATCCATTGAATAATCCTTCTCAATGCGTTCCTCGTCAAGTCCAAATCGCTGTTCAGCTTCCTTAGCCTTACGCTCTAAGTCCATAGACTTAATGTTAAGTTCCTCTCGACGTAACTCAACAAGTGGATCGTCGGAATCTTCTGCTTCAAAGATCGGAGCAACTTTCTCCATCAACTGTACGGTAATCTGTGCAACTTTAGCCTCAATCATCGCCTGCATAGGGTTAGGCGGCGGAGGTCCAGGTGGTTGCATTCCTCCCATTGGTGGTGGCCCCATCGGAGGTGGTCCGCCCATCGGAGGTGGGGGTCCCACGGGAGCCCCTCCTTGTGGAGGCATCGCTGAAGGGTTGACGCCTGGAGGACCACTTGGAGGAGCACCCATGGGTCCGCCCGAAGGTGGAGGCCCCATACCCGGAGGAGGCCCCATCATCTGCATTTGTTGTTGCATCTGCTGTACTTCTGGATCTTGCATCGCTTGCTGTCTGGCCATGAGATCAATGTGCTGGTAAACATGCGCTTGAATCATAGCGCGAAGCTGCGGGTTTGTCTTAACAACCGCAGAGTTATAAACCGTAATGTGCGACTCAATATGCGCTTCATGATCCTGATCTGGGAACGGTGTTGCAGGCTGCATCATCATGAAGTTTGCATTCTCCATAGCAGGTGCCATCGGCATAGGCTGTGGTGGAGGCGGAGGTGGTGGCAGTATTTGCTCTACCTGCTGAACACCCATCGCTTCGTACATGCGCTTATAAGCATTGTACATTCCCATCGGACCATGGATCTCAGGATTAGACTGGACCATCCGCATCATTTCTTGAGCAAGCATAACGCGCTGGCTCATAGAAAAAATGTTGGGATCACTGACCGGAATGATATCTATTCGGTCATCAAAGTCCTGCTGCTTAATCCCAGGATTACCATTAGCGATCATGTATGGATAGGCAGGTGGCAGGTAGTCCTTAAAAAGCTTCGCAAGGAGGTTAAACTCAATACGTTGCGAATAGTGCAATCGCTTGTGAATCGCGCTCATAACGCGGCTACCGCGCTCAAGCAACGCAATCGTTGTCCCGACCGGCGCTTCCTGATTACCATCACCTACCTGCATATCACCAATTGAGGCGAACCGCTTACCGGCATCAACCAACATGCCAAGCAGGTTCAGGAGGGTGGCGCTTGGCTCTTTAAACGGCAAAGGCATTAGCGCATCACGCAATGAGCCTCCCGGTGCATCCATATCTCGGAACTCGCCTGGCTGTAGAGGCGTATCCGCATCTCGAATACGAATACCTCTAGCCTTAAAGCCAGCAGGAAGATTCGCTAAAGTACCCGCGTCAATCAATTGCCGAAGAATAGAAGTCGCCCCACGGGACAAACCACCAATCATATGCGTTAGACCGAAGCCGTAAAAACCCACACCAGGTAGAAACTTATACTGAACAAAATAATCAATGCGCTTACGCATAGGATCTTCTTGATTGTAGTTTCTGCGAATGGATAGAACTTGAGACTGAGACCGCGAAATGGTGACAATATACGGGAGCTTAATGCCCGTTTCTTCGCCCTCTGCATCAAGGTCTTCATACCCTGGAATATCAAGATCAGCGTGCATCTCAAGGATCTCACACTGGTCAGAATTGGAAGTGCCAGATGGCTTAACACCTTGGAGTTCATCAAGCTCCTCCTCAATCTCACTATCATTTAAAAAGCTAGATGAGCGTTCAGCAGCCTTTGACTTCTTGTAAAAACCGGCAGCTTGAAGCTTCTTAACGTCATTGATAGGCATATCAACAACGTGTGTAATCCGAACAGCATTGTCCAAACTCGTTGCGCCATAAGGTACAACCAAGTCTTCAGATGGAATAAAACGCGATACAGGTCGATCAAGCGTTTGATCAAAGTGAACCTTGCGGAATGCACTACCCGACAGCGGAAGATAAAATAACATCTGATCAGTCTCAGGGTCATACTCGCGCATAACCTGAGTGATCTGGTAATTCATGTATTCCTGTACCCGCGCGGCCTGGAGGTCAGTCTGTGGCGTACCCATTCCTACGACTTGAGTCTTTACAGGACCCCCAGGCGGCAGCATTTCCTTATAAGCTTGCGCTTGGAACTGCGTGACGGATTCAGCAAGCAAAGGATGAACAATCCCAGAAGCACCCTCAAAAGGCTCGCTCCTGTTCTCAAACTTCATACCAAGGAACTCTAAACCTTCCTTGTAAGTCTTCTCCCACTCTTGGCGAGAAGCCAAGTCAGACTTATAGTCGGCAACACAATCATTGTAGATTCGGCCTAAATCAGCACGATCAAGAACTTCAGCAAGGTTTTCATAAAAGTCTTCAACGTCCGTTCCCATCTGCACAGGAGGCGGCATGCCAATCAGCATGGTGCCGTCTTCAAGAGTCTCTATACCTTCTTCATCATCAAAACCAGGCCCAAGGATCTCGTCAAAAGACTCATCCTCTACATCAATCTGGACCTCTTTCGAATTGTCTTCGATATCTAGCTCACTGATATCAACGTCATCGACACCGCGTTCAATAGCCATTCATTAGCCCCACTTGTTTTCCCACTTGGTTCCAAAACCCTTCTTCTTCTTGAACGTAATCTTGGGCTTTTTCTTTTTGACTTCGCCGCCGCGTTTGAATTCCGGAAACTTCATACGGGGATTGTCTTTTTCTGGGAACATTTCCTCAAGATCATCGCCCTTCTTGCCCTTCTTGATCATGATCATAACGGAACCCTTTCTCTCAGGCATCTCTTCCGTTAGGTAATCCATAAGATCACCCTCATTCTCTCGAAGGTCTTCAAGCAAAGACTCATCTTCAGAGCCCTCAAGCAGGCGCATAACCTTCTTGTACATCTCAGAGTTAGACTTCATAAATTATTCCTTGTCCGCATACAAGTTATCAAACACCTGATTCACATCTAACGTGTAATCTAGGTCAGACTTGCTGTAATGAATATGCTGTGACGGCTTAAAGTCCGGAGCACCTTCACCCGTCTGAAACCAAGCAGGGTGCGTCACCCTAACTCTGTTGTTTGGTAACGCTACAATATTTCCAGTCCATTCGCCAGCATCAAGCAACTCAAGTACATGCGACTGCTTATGCTGCGCCGGATCATCAGCGATCTCATTCTCCGCGTAGTCTACCGTAAAAAGATATTTCGCAGGATAAAATTCACCATCAATCTTAGCGAGCCAAGGACAAGGTGTACAACGGTCAAGGACGTAAACAGCATGAGTATGAGAACTGCAATCCCAAGGTTGAGCAGCCCAGACAGGCATTGGCTCAGGCCATTCCTCAAAAGGCGTATCAGCGACCAGCGCGGTAATGGGCATTCTTGCCCACATGGCGCCTCCATGTACGTTGGGTTCATCTTCATCAGCTTCGCATCCAGTAAAGATAACTTGAAACGAAAGACAGCGAGTAGGCATGGTGGTCACGGCGACAACCATAGCGTGTAAAAACTCGCCATGGTATCGCTCATGATTAACCGTGTATTCCCTTCTTACCCACGCCTTAAAGTGTGGAATGTTGCTTTGGAGGTAGGCCATGCTTAACGCATAGCCCTGCCAAACCCTCGTTTAGCGGCACCGACCCCGCGAGCAGTTTTCTTTCTGCTCACAGAACCACCCATGTTCATGCCGCGTGGCGTACTACCACCTGATCGGCGTGCCGCAGCACCGCGCATGGCTGTTGCCTTGGTTGGTTTAGGTCGATTAGGGCCTCGATTCATCCCTCTCGTCATCGCTGCAAGGTTGGCTAAAGAACGAGCGCTTCCTGGCCCTCCTTGTGCTTGTGCAGATGCATTCGAAGGAAGTTTTGTTGCGGGACCCGCCATACCAACTGCACCGCCCATTTGCATTCCGGGTGGCTTTGCTCTTTTACCTTTACCCATGCCGCCTTTCGCGCCAGCTCGCTTGCCAGGCGCATAACCGTACTTATCAGAAAGATCCTGGATAACACTTGTAGCCTGCTTACTGCCTTCTCGTCCTTGAACAGAATTAAGAAGTCTTCTTTGGGCCGGACTTAAAGTAGCTCGGCTTTGAGCGCGTGTCTTTGGTGGAACCGTCTTCGTTCCGCCGCGACGAGGTGAGCCACCACCTGTAACGCCTGGAGCTGTTCGCTTAGACATACCTACCGCACCGCCTCGTTTGTATCCTTTTGATTTCATCATTTCGCCACCTGCTTGTTTTTTTACGGGAGCTTTCTTCTTGTTTCGGAGAAAGTCAATTAGTCCGCGCTCACCACCAAATTTTTCATCATCACCCAACAACGCTCGGGCAATAACACCACCGAAAGGACGGAACTTTGCATCCTTTCCAAATACCAATCCGCGCTTCTTACCCTTAGTATCAACCTTGGGAACAACGCCTGTACCAGTTGCCTTCTTGGCAATATCCTCGATCTCCTTATCGGTGATCTCAACTTTAGAATCCGATGCTTTATTTGCCTTAATCTTAGCCTTAATCTGACGATCAATGCTTTTCATCTCATCATCAGAAATCTCGTTTGAAGCTTTCTTGTCGGAAGCTTTTGAAGAAGACGGCTTGTACTCGTCTTTAGTATTGTAAGTCGGCTTCTTAGGCTTGTCTTTCTTAGGCTTAAAAAGAGAAGAATCAGCCATAGCGGCAGCTCTTGAGGAGCTAGAAGTGTTGTCAAAATTATCACTCATCTTGTACTTGGGTTTGTTCAGAGAAAGCTTTTCTTCTTTTCGTTTTTTAACTCTTGCTGTCGCCCTTGGATCTGCTGCCATGATCGTGTCCTTATCTCGAGATTAATAATACGCGCGTTTGTCTCGGTATACTTCTTCTTCAGCCTCGTCAGAATGAAGGTTGATAAAGTTACCTTGTCTGAATCTTAGTATAGCTTGGGTCGTGGAGTCTACATAATCATCGTTCTCGCCAAACGGGAAAGCAGCACACTCCTCAATCACCTCCTCCGCAAAACCAAAGTCAGGCGCCCATACCATTCCAGACTCAAATACAGGGCTAACAGCATGAACCCGTGTCATCTTGTCATTACCCCGACTTGGCCGGTAGTTCACAACAGGTATGCCCATCGCCCTCAACTCATGCGTCAACGGCGTACCACTCGCCTGCGCCTCAACAAGCACCATATCCGGCTCATATTCCTTGTACCGCTCCAAAGCAACCTGCTTTAACTCGGGGAAATCCCAACGGCCACGGTCAGCATCCAACAGAATCAACGCATCACTACCACCCTCACTCGGCGTGAAAACACCCCAAGTCGTAATCGCACTGTAATCCGCAGTCTGACTCTTACTAAACGCCGTATCGTAACTCTGAATAATATAATGACAGTTAGGCGGCTGATCCTTCTCCCAGATATTCCACCATTCCCGCTTAATGATCGCACCTTCCTCAGATGTCGGGTTCTGCTGGTACTGAGCATTCCACTTCGAAACAGGAATAGACGCCTTAACAGAGTCCAATTCCTCACGCTTCCAAAACTCCGGCCACAAAACATTACCAGAATCCTCAAAGATCGCAGGCAACTCGATAATATCCCACTGGTCAGAATGCGTTTCCGTCTGCCGCTTCAATAACCGACCCGTCAAATCCAATGTGGACCATCGGGTCATCACAATAACAATGGTCCCACCTGGCTGGAGACGCTGACGGGGACCCGAGGTATACCACTCATAACATGCATCAAGAAGATTAACGCTCATCGCGTCCTGCTCAGAATGCGGATCATCAATAATTAATAAATCTGCACCCCGCCCCGCGATGGCACCACCGACTCCCGCTGCAAAATATTCACCCCCCGCACTCGTTTGCCACTTACCCGCACTTTTTGAGTCCGAGGCCAAAGAAACTTCTGAAAAAAGATTACTATATTCTGGGGTGTCCATAAGGTTCCGGACCTTTCGGCCAAAATTGATGGACAGATCAGCAGTGTGAGTTGTCTGCATAATCTTCATCTCTGGCTTGAGTCCCATAATCCAAGACGGAAAGTAAACAGATGCAAACTCAGATTTGGTATGACGGGGGGGCATGTTTACGATCAATCGCTTACATTTTCCCTGGGCCACTTCCGTTAATTTTTCCGCAATAATTCGATGGTGGTCCCCCTCAATGAATCCCGGCCATATGTACCGGATGTACTCCATGAAAGAGCTTTTGCATTTTTCTTGAGAGTCCATCAGCTTGAGCCGTTCCTGAAGCATCAGGATCTCTTTCATCTCAGATTCAGCAATATGACCTAGTTGCGGCATTTCATAAAAATTCATAATTGTGGCTGGTGAACGTTATATATATACAGAACAAAAAGCTACCCCCTCAAAAGGGGGGGACGGGGTCGCAAGCGACGACTTTTCAAAAAACGCCGAATCCTCGAAAGGGACCCGCCGATTGTCAGAGGATCATGTTGATCATGCCAGCTTGCGCTGGCATCTTTTCGCTTCGCTCAGTCATCATTGAAGGATTATTCTTTTTGCATGGTCGTTGATTCGGGTGTTGTTATTAGTACTATTATCTGTTATTGTTTAACTCTGTTATTCAATAAAGGGTAGCAGATAAACAAAGCAATTAAGGAAGTTTAATATGCAATATGGAAACAGTAAGGATATGTTCAAAGAGATCGGCATCGTAGATTCGCGACTATTCGCAGTTCGATCGTCGTTGGAAAAATTGCACGAGACATTCTGCTACATGGATCTCGGACAACGCCGGATCTTAAAAGAATGGTTCGATTCTCACGAATCAATCACCGATGCAATCAACGCGTTTGCAGAATGCGAGGAAGGCAATTTCGCCGATCTATAAACCTATCAGGCGCCTTCGGGCGCCTTCATTTGGAAGGAGCAACACATGTACAGAGAAGATGATGATTTTTTTGCCGAGCCTGATCACCCAACACTGGCAGAGTTAGATGCCTATGAAGCAAGAGCGTTGGGTGCTGAGGATCCAGAAGCGCCATGGGTTTTAACGGGTAGAGATACATGGTATCCAAATCCGTATTACACCGGCGAGCCAGTACGTCATCCGTTCGAGGTGATGGAGTCTGAGCTTTTAGAAGATTAAAAAAACCGGCGCCTTCGGGCGCCTTCATTCAATTAAGGGATTGAATATGAACGTTAAAAGATTAGTAAAAGAGATTGCACGGCTAGAAAAGTCGGATGACGTGCTGGCGCTTAAGGCTCTTAAGAAAGAGCTAGACACCTTGAAAAAGGCACCCGCGAATGCCATTCGAAATTCGATCGGCGTCAATGAGAAGGGTTTTACCCGATTCAACCATAAGCCGGACAATATGATTGTGACCTCGCGCGATGCTGGGAAGATCATTGGATCGATCAATTGGGAAGGCCAGCGATGGGATTGGGGGTTAACAGTTCGAACACCGAGCCCAGCGATCCAGAAGGTAGTAACCATTAATCCATTCATCTAATCAATCGGGCGCCTTCG